GGTACGCGGAGCCTCGAAAAGTGGCTAGTCAGTAGGATTGGGGATTAGTCAACGATATGGGCTACCAAAACCACGACTATGTTGTCGACCAGCTCCGGGACGCCGGGCTGGAGATCGAGCTTCCGCTTGAACTGGCGCGCAACGAGAAGTCGGTGCGCTGCCGCATCGCCGGTGGCGACCATGAAAAGCGCGGCTGGTATCGCATGTATGAGCACCTGATCGACGGCGACCTTTACCTGGTCGGCAGCTACGGCATTTTCCACGGCGACGACCCGGGAACCCGCAAGATTGACCTGACCCGTCGCTGCGACAAGTGCGGCGCGACCGTCCCATTGCGCGACAAGAAATGCCCGGCATGCGGTTCGACGAAGATTCGCCGCGCTGAATTGAGCGACGAGCAGAAGGCCGCGCTCGCCGCCCGCCTCGCCGCCGACAAGAAACGCGCAGCGGCCGAGCGCCAGGCTGAACTTGACCGCGCATCGCAATGGGCCGCGGCAGTGTGGCGGGCGAGCACGCCGGTCGACCGTCCGGACGACCACGACTACCTGCCGCGCAAGCACCTGGCCGCGGCCGGCGGCGCCCGCATCTTCCCGGGCAATGAAGGCGTCCAGCTCGTCGGCGCCGAGGCCGATGATTACAAGTACCTCGCCGGCTTCGCCGGCGCGCTGGTGGTTCCGATCATGGATGCCGCCGGCCGGATCTACAGCCTGCAATTCATCCTCTCGCGCAAGGCGCACGGCGAGCGCATCCGCCGCACCGAGCGCGACAAGGAATACTGGCCAGGTGGCGACGGCACCATCAAGGGCCATTACTACCTGATCGGCCCGTCTCCGGCCGGCGCCGTGCTGATTGCCGAAGGCTTCGCCACCGGCATGACGCTGCACCAGGCATCCGGCCTGCCGGTCGCCGTCGCCTTCGCCGCCAACAACATCGGCCCAGTCGCCGCGGCGCTGAAAAAACACTACAGACGCGCCCGCCCGCTCATTTGCGCAGATGATGACTGGCTGCAGACCTGCGTGGAATGCAAGGCATGGACCCCGGTCGGCGACGGCACCTGTTCCGCCTGCGGCAAGCCACACAAGAAGCTGAACGCCGGCGTTCAGAGGGCAGCCGAAGCCGCCCTTGCCGCTGGCTGCTCCTGGATCAAGCCCGAATTTTCCGAGCCCCGACCGACCAACCGCAAGGGGCCGACCGATTTCAACGACCTCGCCGGCCTCGAGGGCGAGGCCGTTGTCCGCGCGCAGATCGAGAAGGCGCTCGCGGAACTGAAAATTGCCCCCGGACCGGCTGCCGTGCCTGAAAAATCCGCGTCCGAAAACGCGGCGAAACAGGGGGGAGGGGAGCGCCGCCGGGCGGAATCCGTGATGACCGTCGACGACCTCGTCGAGCGCTACGTCCCGCTGGACGACGGCACCGGCGACTACGTCTTCGACACCTGGACCAACAAGGTGGCCAAGCGCGCGCAAATGCTCACGCTCCTCCCGGCCGGCGCCCGCGGCGATGACATCAAGCGCCATCCTCTATGGGTCGAGCGCGGCGCCTACTACCTGGACCAGGTCGGCTTCGACCCGTCCGGCGCAGACCGCAATGTCAAGCTCAACACCTGGCAGGGCTGGCCTATGCGCCCGAAGCGCGGCGATTGCGGCATGCTGCTCGACCTCCTCGACTACCTGTGCAGCGACGAGGCCAACCGCGAGGAGGTCTATCGCTGGATTCTCTGCTGGATGGCCTACCCGCTGCAGCACCCCGGCGCCAAGATGAGCAGCGCCATCATCATGCACGGCCCGCAGGGCACCGGGAAAAGCACCGTATTCCAGACGCTGGCGAAGATATACGGCGATTACGCCACCGTCCTCAACCAGCGCGGCCTCGAGGACAAGTTCAACTCCGACTGGTCCGACTCGAAGCTCTTCATCCTGGCCGAGGAAGTCGTGACCCGCGCCGAAATGTGGCACATCAAGAACGAGCTCAAGGAGCTCGTCACCGGCGAATGGATACGCATCAATCCAAAGAACATCGCCGCGTACCGCCAGCGCAACCAGGTCAACATCTGCTACCTGTCGAACGAAAACCAGCCGCTGCCGCTGGACAACGACGACCGCCGGCACCTGGTGGTCTATACCCCGCCGGCGCGTGACGCATCGTTCTACGACGATGTTTTTCTTGAGCTTGAAAACGGCGGCGTCGAAGCCTTTTACGACTACCTGATGCGCGTCGATATAAGCGGCTTCCACCCAAAGAAACGCCCGCCGATGACCGAATCCAAGCAGGCGCTGATCGACCTGTCGCTGCCATCCGAAGCCATCTTCGTCCGCGAATGGGCGGCCGGTCACATAGATTCCGGTGACCAGGTGCTCCCATTCGGCCCATGCTCAGGTGCTCAGCTCCATGCCGCCTATGCCCGCTGGGCGCGATCAGCGCTCGTGCATCGGGCCAGAGACCTGACGCAATTCATCGGCTATGTCGGCCGACTTCCCGGATGGGTTGCAGGAAAGGCATTCCCGACCTACGAGTCCATCGGCGCCTCGACACGAAAGAACCGGAAGATGGTCATTCCAAGCGACGCCGCGCTGTCAGATGCCATGAAAACAGCGTCCGGGCACGTCATGAAGCAGAGCGAAGGACAAAGCCAGCAATCCTGGCTGACAGAATGTTTTTTCAAATTCCAGCAAGCGCTGGAGGCAGGCCAATGATGTCACGCCATGTCACGCCGAATGTCACGCCGTTTTGCCCTGAAACCCGCATGGTCACTCATGTCACGGCGACCACGCCCAGATTGCCCGTGTGGGCGCGCGCACGCGCGCGCAACATTTCGCAACTCGCGCAAATTGTCTACATACGCGACCCCCGTATCAGGAGTGACATCTAGTGACTACGCGGCTTTCAAGCGGATTCAGGCGTGACATTAGGCGTGTACACCCGTGTCAACAAGGAGAAACCAATGAGTAATGAATTTTTCGGAAAAATCATTCAGATCATTCCGGCGCCCGCTGGAATGTTTGCCGTCTATCGTGGAGACGACGGGGATGAATTCCGTCTTCCGATCGTTGCTCTCGGGCTGACCGACATCGGAAACGTTGTCCCGCTTGAGATAGATGGCCTCGGCGTTATCTGTGAATCAGGTGACGACGAAGGATTTCTGCGCTTCGATGTGCCTGGTCTGTGACCAAGCCCCTGCGCCAGGCCATGCCCTTCACCGCCAGCATCATCGACGACTTCCGATCCAACTGGCCGGAAGCCGGCGTCGTCCAGGCCGTGCGCGCCGGGCTCGACGGCCAGCCAACCTTCCACGCCAAAGAAAACGGCCATGAAGTCGGCACGCCCATCCCCTACGACCCGGCCAAGGCCAGCAGCCTTGCCGCCCTCATCGCCGCCGGCCTGTTCGTCACCGGCAAGACCAACCCGCCCACGAAAGGACGCCGCCATGGATGATCTCGACCGCGCCCAGCAGCGCGAAGAACAGGACCGCGAACGGTCGCTCGCCGCCGCGCGCAGCGCCCCGCTGCTGCCGGCCACCGGCAACTGCCACTGGTACGACGCCAGTGTGTCCGGCGAGGCGCACTTCTGCGACCGGGATTGCGCTGCGGACTATGAGCGCGAGCAGGCCGCTATCAAGCGCAACGGGATCCGGGTATGACCACACTGACGCAAGCCCAATTCGCCCGCCACCTCGGCGTCGACCGCGCTCACATCACCCGGCTCAAGCAGGCCGGGCGCCTGGTGCTCACGCCCAGCGGCCATGTCGATGTCGCCGCTTCCGAAGCCCGCATCGCTGCCACCGCCGACCCGGCCAAGGCGCCGGTCGCCGAACGCCACGCTGCCGTGCGGGCTGCTGCGGTCGACAGCGGCCCTGGCGGAAAAACAGCCACCGAACAAATGGCCGACAATGTCACCGCAACCTACCAGAAATCGCGCGCCGTGCGCGAGCGCTACAACGCGCTCACGGCCAAAGCCGAATATGAGTCCTTGATTGGCAAGCTGGTCGATGCAGACGCCGCGCGCAGCGCCGTGGCTGATCTGTGCGTCACATTCCGGCAGTCGGTCGAACTTTGGCCGGACACTGTTGGGCCGATGCTGGTGCAGAAAGAGCTGTCCGAAATACGCAAAATAATGCAGGAGCACGCGGATGTGCTGCTGCTCTCGATCAAAGACGAAATCAAAAACCTCCTAGCGGAACACACGCCATGAAAATCGAACAGCTCGCCATCGACCGCCTGATTCCCTACGCCCGCAACAGCCGCACGCACTCCGACGAGCAGATCGCCCAGGTCGCCGCCTCGATCCGCGAGTTCGGATTTACCAACCCGGTGCTGATCGACGGCGACGGCGGCATCATCGCCGGCCACGGCCGCGTGATGGCCGCGCGCAAGCTCGGCATGGACAAGGTGCCGTGCATCCGCCTGGCGCACCTGACCGAAGCGCAGAAGCGGGCTTATGTCATCGCCGACAACAAGCTGGCGCTGAACGCCGGGTGGGACGAGGAAATGCTCGCGCTGGAGTTCAAGGATCTGCAGGAACTTGGCTTTGACCTTGAGCTGACCGGATTTGGCCTCGGCGACATCGATGAGCTGCTGGCCGAACTCGACGCCACGCCGGA